TCCATCGCCAACTGGAATGCTTGAGGTTAAAACAGTATTAACGCTCATATAAATCTCAATAGAAGATACTGGAGTATTACTTGTCATTGTATATCTATACCAACCATTCCCAACACTTTGACTGCTATATGATGAAATTGTAGAAGCCCCAGCACTATGATAAGAAATAAAACTTCCGTTTGTTAAATTCCAATATATTCCATTTGCACCACTAAAAAACATTAACATCTCGGAAAGCTCTCCAGCTTTTGCATATATACTATAAGTTACAGTCGTTGGAGATATTAATTGAAAAGCAAATCTAAATGCACTTCCCGTTGCTGAACTTTGTATTTTATCAGCATTTTGAGTGCCATCTGGAGATATTATTGAATTTCCTAAAATTGAATTAGAAAATCCTTTAGTCCAAGCAGCATTATCAAACTGCTCACTATAAGTAACCAAATTACTACTCTGCTTCTCTAACAATAAACTCGGACAACCATTTTCATAAGTTAATCTCGGTACGTTTAATCTGTCTGTAGTTTTGAAATATGGCTTTATTGCACCTTTGTTTAATTGAGCACCCCATATTTGAAAAGTTCCAGGAGAAGAATAACCACCAACAAATTGAACTAAACCAGTACCAGAAGTTGTAAATGTTCTTGTAATTATATGTCTATACCAACCATTGCCAACATTTTCAATAACTTCAACATCAGTACCGGCAATTGTAGCACCTCCATAAACTAAAAACCCTGCAGTTGAAGATTTTGAATAAACAGACATTGAAATAGTTTCTCCAGCAGTTGCAGTATAGTTTACTTGAACATATAAATAACCACCGGCAGAAATAACAATTGTATCTGCAGTTGTTGTTCCATTAGGAGCTACTGTAGTATTACCAGTTACCGTTGCATTAACTTTACTCCATGTTCCAAATGTAAAATCTTCACTATCGTTAAATAAATTCCAACAAACATTCTCTACTTGCCCTAAACTATTAATACGAGTGCCATCACTTCCTCTTACGAAATCTAAATCTCCACTTCCATCACTTGGAATTATAGAATAAACCTTGTCTTCTTTATAGCCACTTGGTATCAATACAAGTGAAGCATCGTTTAATAAACTCATAATAAATCATTTAATTTAGAAACCAAGCAATCTTGCCCCTCAAAAAAACCACTATCAGCTGCAATCCTTGAAATAAAAGGAATTACATACAAATTGTAAGCAGATTTTTTAACTCCACTACGACTGAATAATGCTAAAGTAATCATTAATATAAAATTACACTTCCAGAAGTTAAAGTAATAGATGTAAACGCTTTCCCACTTGGAGCGAATATAATCATTCCAGTAGTTAAGGTTTGACTACTCAAGCCCATAGAAGAAACTGCATTTGAGCCATCTAAAAGTAAAGATGATACCACGCAATCGGTATTTACTACAAACGCTTCAAATTCTCTAACATTTGCAGACGTATTAGATACAAGGTAACTACCACTTGCACCACTTATTCTTTCTAATAAAGTCATTTCTTTTTATTTTAAATAGGTTTAATTAGGAATTTGACACTCGTTATATACAAAATCTACACCCAAAGTAAAGCTAAATCTTGCCCCACCTAAATAGTCCGGAGTTTGCTCTTCAACCACATCAAAAGATACATCGCCTAAACGAACTTCTTGATTGTATTTTAAAGCCGAGAGAATATCCCCACCTATTTGAATGCAGTCGCTTTTTACATCTTCTACATTGGTTTGATCTTGTAAGGTTTTATCCAAAGTAAATAACTCTACGTTAAAAGTCATCACATTGCCACTTATAGAGCCATTAGCAATGTTAAAAAACATAGCCGGATAGTTATTATCCCCTTGCTCTAAAAAGTCAAACGTATCCCCAAAGAATACAGTTTTAACTTGCTTATGACTTTCCCCTAACGAGCTTATTGTTTGTATTACTTGGTTTAGTGTCATTTTTTTCAATTTTAGCCAAGAAGAGTTTTAACTTCTCAACATTTTTGTTGTTATAATTTTTTGCCATTAGCAATCGTTGCAGTTTCTATAAATGTTTCCTTGATACTTCTCTTCAAACGTTCTTTTTCTATCGTAACAATCATCTAAAAATATAGAGCTTGTATATGCGTCATTATCCGGTAGTATCGTTTCAATCGTGCTTCCTGGATTAATATACAAAGGTAAGTTACCTATTGATGCTTGATATTTTAAATAATTTATTAATCTCTCTTTGTAGAACTCTGCTCTTGTTTTGTATCTTGCTGAAATATCTAACAAATCTTGCATAGATGGTTGATTTGTATTCTCTCCAGTTTTTTGCACTACACCTTTAGTATAGAATTGATAATTTAACTCTACACTCAATTCACTTAACACATAATAAACCAAAGTGTCTGCTATATAGTCATTAATCAAGGTAACCTCTCCAGCAGTTAAGTTATTAGCTTGAATACCGGTAAGAATGCGATTATAAAGAGCAGTACCAAGAGCTGGGTGTATGTACATATCTTGGCTCGTTTTGATTTCTGGATAAAGTAGTTTCTCATCTACGTTACCGGCTAAACCACTACGCTCTTTAATTGAATTAGGACTAATTATAAGTATGTTCTTGCTCATTTTTATTTGTTTTTACGCATTACGATATTGCTTTTCCATTCGTGTCGGCAGCTTGGAGAATGTTCGCCACTTGGCATAGTCCACCAACCACCTTTTCTGTCCCATACTGAATAACCTAATCTTGCACTAATTTGCTCAATATCACTTCTTGAATAGAATTTATCTAAAGACATTAATCGTTTGCAAAACTCTCTACTCGGATGAGCAGCAGTATTTCTCTCTCCAGCCGGTACTATATCTTTCCACTCATAAGAGTATCTAATCATAAAAGATTTTGTTTCTGGCTCTATTTTAGTTAAGTCCTTTAAAGGAGCAGTTAATTCATGTATTAAAACTCCGTTCTCTGTTCCTTGAGCCAAACTCCCACTTTTAATTAAGTCCTCAATATTAACCTTAACTGTTTCAACATCAAGTTTTAATGTTTCTGCAATTACTTCCGGAGTTATTCTCTTATCCTTGCTAATTAAGTCAAGTATATCAGCTTTTGTTTGGTTTATAGATGCAAATAATTCGTAATCGGTATTCTCATCAAACCTTGTTTTCTTTTTTAGCACTTGGAAGTTAGATGCTGCTTCCCCAAACTCCTCAAATATAAACTCATCGCTCATTTGTTGTGGTAAATCAGCTCCTTGTGCTTCTGCTGGTAATCCTACAATTGACCTAATTTCATTAGGAGTCATGCTTTCAAGTACTTTATTTGCAACTAAAGGAGATAAACTATTTAAAGAGTCAATAACGTCTTGACTTGTTGAGCTTGTTTTTGCCTCTAATTTAGGAGCACCTAACATTTCTCTAATCTCATCTTTAGTCAAATTTTGAGCTATAATCTCTGCACTAAATTCAATTCCAATAGGATCAACTGATTGAATATTCATAGGCTCTTTTACACCTTTGTAGCTGCCTATCATATTAATAACTGCCTCTATTTGTCTTTGCTTATAATTGATATAAGTGTTTTTAAATATCTCATATCCATCACGCATCTCTTGTCTGCCACCTAATTTGCCAGGCTCTGCAATACCAAATAAAGCCGGAGTAGTAATTTGATGTGCTACATAAATGTTTGTCCTAATCAACTCATCTACATGACCAAAATCTTCTTTAGTCAAATCACTCGCCCCTAAGTCCTCTATGATAGGTTTTCTACCGCTATCGTTTACAAATGACAAAAGGAATTTCTTACCATCACTACCGGTAAACTTATTCTCAAATTTACGCTCAATAATTCTTTTCTCTTCTGGATTTGGCTCTCCATTTGGTAAAGTAATTAACTTACTTGGAGTAAAGCCAGTTTGTGCATTGCCTAAAACGTGTTTACTAACCTCAATATCACTTTCAATATAATTTAAACCACCGAAATAAGATGGCAAAGGATAAATGCTAATACCAGCTCTATATTCTTTTACAAATAAGATTTGGCTTCCTTTAGGGAAGTTAGGATTGAACGCTGGATATATTTTAACATCTTCATACTTGTCTTTCCAATTCTCTTTTATCCAAAATTGAGTATTGTCTTTGTTAGTTCTAACTTTAGAGTAATCTACATGATAAATATCCGAGATCATGCCATTCATTGACCAAATAATTTGAAGATAAAAGCCACCAAAAAGCTCATTATCAGTTACTATCTTTTTAGTAACATCTTCTAAAGTTTCTACTTGGTTTGCATTTCTAATAAAAAGCTCTCCGTAAACATCTCCAGCTTTCCAGCCATTGCCACAGATATAATTAATCTTACCTTTTATTAATGCTTGGTGCTTTGCAGATTTCTTATAAAGCTCTAATAAGTATTCTGGATAGTCGTTTAAATGACCATACTCATAATAACCTACTCCCTTTTTTTCTTTATAGTCCGGTTGTCTTGCCTCTGCAAATGTTAATATACTGAAATTATCCATAAACTACATATGTATTTAATGTTTCGTTAGTTGTAAATACTGTATCATTGTCAATTACTCTTACTAAACCAACTTCTAACTCTTGACCGGTTGTAGCTACTGCTGAATTAGAGCCAAATACTAAATAATTCCATTGCCCTATTGTTAAGGCATTGAAAAAAGCATAAGGGAATTCATTGTATCTATTAGGATAAGGACTTAAATCGGTGCTTCTCAATTTTACTACAGTTATTACTTGCTTCGTAACCACATTAGTAAACTGAAAATACCAATAAGCCCATGCACTCGTTTCTTTTTCATTTAGAGTGAAGATAAAATTAGTAGGATTGTCAATATTAAGTACCATTCTATAAGTAAATAGGCAAACCTCTAAAAATACAAAAAGGAGTGTAGAAACACCCCTTCGTTTTTTATTTTTTAAACTATTAGAATGCAATCAAAAAACATTCTTCACAAATATACAAATAATTATTAAAAAAACAAATTTTTAATTAAAAAAAAGGAGTGGTAAAAACCACCCCTCTTTTATATACAACTACGAACAACCTTAGTTTGTAATGCCAGCTATTGTTCCAGAAGCTACTGACCACATTGGATCAGCTTCCATTGCTTGGAATGTTAAAGTGTAGCCATTTCTGTCGCCAGATGCAGTACCAGTAGCAGAATTACCAGAAGTAATATCTAAACCATTTTTTGCACCTAATAACCAATAAGCTCCGTTCATATCTTCAACGATAGCCATTAATCTGTTTTTAGCCAATAACAAGATTTCGTTTCTTGTTGCTGCAGCTAATTTGTTTAAAACTACCACAACTTCTTGTTGGTAGAATATAGTCCCGTTTTGTACGTTAGCCGTAATGGTTTCAGTAAGTGAAGATGTTTCACGAACTTGAGAATATAGCCAGAATTTTTTACCAGCTTCCATTGTTAATGTAGCAACACCAGCAGCGTAAGCTATTGAAGCAACATTATCAAATTCTACAAATCTTACTGACTTTACACCACCTAACGACTCTTTACAATCTAATACGAAACCTTGAGTTAAAGCACAAGCCATGTTTATTTAATTTAAAAATTGAGAAGAAAAGTGAGGGAACTTAATCCCTCACTATAATATTATTATACTAATACGAAAGCAACCATTTGAGTACCGAACGCATAGTTCACACCCATTTTGAATTCGCTTACAAAACGTACTTCATCAGCTTCTTTAGCGTAGAAGATTTCAAATTTCTCTTCTTCGTTTAATAAGTCAGTACCTAAGAATAAGTTTTCTAAATTAGTAGAGTAGATTTTAGAAGTACCATTCAAACCTGGAGTAGCAATAACTTCAATTGCAGTACCTGGTAAGAAGAAAGAACTATCAGCTTTAACGTCTACTGCATAGTTAAACATATTAGCATTTTTCAATGCGATAGTGTAAGTACGGAATACGTCTTGACCACAGAAGATTTTAGTGCTATCTTTAGATACGATTTCAGCCGGTAAAGCTTTGTAAACTGCATCAAAGATTGCAACAACGTTAGAAGCTACGATACCAGTAGCAGTAGTAACTGCAGCAGAGATATACGGAGTAGCATTTGCAAGAATAACAGTACCATCAGCAGCAGCTAATTTAGCAATACCATCAAATTTGTTTAAGTTAGCAGTACCAGAAGCAGTATCACCTTGCCAGATAGCAGTTTCTAATTGAGCAGCAATTTTAGCAGCTTTTAAATTAGAATAATCTTCAGCATAAACCATTTCAGTATACATTGAACCAGCCGGTAATGCTTTTTGAAGATATTTAGTTTCTAAAGATTTGATACAAAGAGCTTCGTTAACTTTGATTTTACCAATAGTTACAGTTCTTTGAGTGAAAGTAGTAGTACCAGAAGCATTGAAGCCACAAGTTCCACCAGCTTGGAATACTGCATCAGTATCCATGATGTTGATTTTTTCAGCAGATTTTACACCTACCATTACGTTACCTTGATTTTTAATCAAAGTAGCAGTTTTTGCTCCTAATACAGCAGCAGACACTAATAAATCTTGATTTTCAATAGTGTAGTTTGATAAAGCACTTACGTTAAACGCCATTTTTCTTAATTTTAAATTGTTATTTGATTATTTTACTTTTTTAGCCATTTCTAAAAAACGACTGATTTTTTCGTTTTTCTTTTCAATTTTTTGAAAGCTACTTGGAGCATCAATTGGATCAGCAGTTGCAGTTGTAGCTAAACCCTCAATTGCAGAAGCTAAATCTTTAATAGCTGCTTCAAATTTAGAGTACATTGCTAAAGCATTTTCCTCTTGGCTTACCAATTTTGCAGATTGCTCTTCAAATTGACCTTTAGTAGCTGCTAATTCTTCTTCAAGTTTAGCAATCTTTTCTTTTAATTCTTGCTCGGCATCTACTTCCGGCATTTCTTCTTCAACCTCTGGAGTTTTAATTTCAACAATCATACCATTCTCATCTAAGACAATAATGGTTTTGTCTGCTAAAATATGCTCTCCCATAGGTGCAAAAGTTCCATCAGCTAAAGTAACAATACCACCTACTTCATACTTATCTACGTTGATTGTAGTACCATCTTCTAATGTGTACTCTACAAACTCAACTTGACTTTCTGTAGCAATTGGAGCGTCATTAAATAGCTCTTTTACTTTGTTTACGAAATCAATTGGGTGCATGATATATTTTATTTTAATTAGTGAACAATAATTTTAGTGCAACTTAACTTGGTCAAGTAAGTTTTTAATTTGAGCTTTTATTTGCTCGGCTTTCATCTCCTCCGGTCTTTTATACTTAAATAAACCCTCAACCGAGAAGCCTTTGAAATCCCCGTTCTTAATAGAAGCCCATACTTCTGGATTGTCTACCTTAAAGCTACCAAACCAACTACCCTCTGGTGCATCTTCAAATCCAACCATTGGTTGTATGCCTCTTTTCTTTGAAGTAATGAAGCTCTCAAATAAAGTAACGCCATCAACTATCTGCATTGGATCGTGCATTAAGTTTACGTTTGCTTGATATCCCTTTTGGAAGTATTTTTGTACTATCTTTTGAATAGTAGCTGCATTGAATACAACATAATACTCTCCGTTTGCATCAAATCTATATATTGGAGTATCGCTTAACATTAAAGGACCAGAAACGATTTGCTCTTCATCATTAAATGTATGCCTCCATAATGGAGCTTCTGTTAATG